CTTGACATCCTTCAACTCCGTGGGTACAATGATGGTTTTTGTTTCAATCATATACCCATAAAACGCCAATAATGGCGATTGTTTATACTAACCTTTCATGTAGGATGGTGTGAACCTGGGCGTGATACCTTTGCATCTCCTTATCGGTTACCAAAATATCCGTAAATTCCCGAACCGATGAAATAATGGTGGAATGGTCAAGGTGTGAAATGTTGCCAATCTCCATGAAAGTCATGTTCAATCTTTTTCGGCAAATGTGGTTGAACATATGTCGGGCATACATTGGTTTACGCTTCCTTGACTTGGTGATAATTTGGTCGGGAGTCATATCCATCACTTCACAAATAACCCGTAACACTTCACCCCATGTGGTTGGGTTATCGTTGATGTCCGTTTTGGGTTTGACAATTTCTTGTTTGAGTAACCTCACCTCGCGGTCATGGGCCATCTTGTTTTCAACTACTAACAATCGCAGTCGTTTTATTTCTTGTTTAAGGTTGTGTATTTCTTGGTAATGGCTTGTCATATCAAACGCAAATATACAAAATCCACACGAAATAAACAATTAACGAATATCGTAGTTTCCGTAATTGGATTTGATTCCAAGTGCCATCATTTCCATGTAGCGAAGTGCGTCAAGCCCATGCCGCGTTCCGATGGGGGTGTTGTTGGTTCGCCCCTGGGCATCCGTATCCCAACAATAATTCCGTAATTCCTTGATTAGGTTTGTGGATGTGGATGTAACCAAATACGATTGGGATTGCATGATTTGGATTCCGTAGTTGATTGAATCTTTGCCCTTGGTTACGCCCTTGATTCTTATTCCATACCTCCGTATCTCATCAATTGATTTTGGTTCAGCGGAATCCGCATAAACGGGAACATGGGTGGGTAATGCCCTTGCAATGTCCGAATTAAGCATTCCCGTGCGATATGCGACCTCATCAACGATTCGTTGACCATTGTACTCATAAACGGCAACAATCGCCGTGGGGTCGTTTGTATAACCGAAATCCACACCACAACCAACCAATCTTGCATCCTCTGGTATTTTGTCGATGGTTTGCCAATTGCTGAATATAACCCCTTGAAGGTTTCCAATCTCACCAAGCCCATATACTTTCCACCAATTACGCCAATAGTTGCTCGTTTCAGCCCTATCCCGTGCCTTTTCAATTTCTGCCACGATTGATTTGTCCAACGCTTCGTTGTCTTTGTAGGTAAGTACAATCATTTCCGCATCAGGGTCGTTTACCAATTCACTATCAACCCAAAACTCCGCCACTGGGTTGTAATCCAAATAAATGAATTTACGGGTACGGATTGCCATTTGGTAGTACGATTCCCAATCTATGTTGTTGCACTCGTTTACGAATAGAACATCACGCCTTGCACCCCTCAACTTTTGCGGTTGATCCGCAGAAAAGAATTCAATGTATGATTCATTTGAGAATGTGTAAGTAAGTGAAGATTTGTTCCACTTGTTTGGGTCATACATTCCAACCATGTCCATGATTTTAAGAAAGTCACGGATTGCACCCCTTCGCAAATGCGGGATGGTTTCCGATACCACGCTAATTTCACACTTTGGGTTTTGTACCGCATAAGTGATAAGCATGGGAATAATACTGAATGTTTTTGATGAGGATGTTCCACCACGAACTATCCGCACTCTTTTTCGGAGTTGGGCAATTTTCTTTTGGGCAGTCGTGGTTTGAAGCATTACAATAATTTCGTTTGTAGTTTGTATTCCTCAAATCTTTTTACACTTGCATCAAAATAATCTTTGTCAAGTTCATAACCCGTAAAATCGTATCCTTCCATGTCGGCTGCGATACGACTTGAACCACTTCCTAAATGGGTGTCAAGTATTTTGTCGCCTTCTTTTGCATAGTTCTTTAACAACCACCGATAAAGTGCAACGGGTTTCTGTGTGGGGTGAATGCGGCTTTCTTTATCTTTCATGTTTTGTTGTAACATTCCCGCCCATTTCCATTCTAATTTTCTCACAGATGTTTTGAATGATGTGTAAGCCAATTCACAATCCGCAAAATCACTTTCCCCATTTATCTTATCCCAAACAATCCAACACGGGGAATCAAAAGGAATTCGACTGATAAAATGATTTGCTCCCCAAATAATTTGATTTTTGCTAATTCGAATTAGTTCTTCAAAATACTCATGAGAAGGTGGCTCTTTGTCTTGCCCACTAAACGACTTATAATTTTTGGCAACCGCTAATTTCCCCCTTGTGTGGTTTTTACTACCATCCTCCCCAATCCCATAAGGCGGATCAACTATCGCCAACTCAAAATAATTGTCTGGATAGGATTTCATCGCTTCCAAACAATCTGTGTTAAATACATCGCTTTTCATTTCACATCCAAGTCAATACCATTGAAGATTGGTTTTTCGGTGGTAACATCAATTTGTTGGGTGGGCATTCCGAAGCCACTATCCATTAATTGTTTGTACGCACCGACATCACCTTTCCTTGCCTTGTGTATCATTGCAAGTGTGATTAAATCTTCTTGGGATAGTTTTTCCAATTCACCCGTGATGGGATTTTTGCTTTCTTGCATTACCTCCAACCATTTCCGTGCAATGGTGCTTCGGTTCTTGCTTCCCTTGGGCCTTCCGTTGGGGTTGCGTACCTCACCTGGTTGTGCGGGTGGAATTAAGTTTTGTTCGTTTGCCATATTTGTCGAATTATTCTCGAATTACAATTTGTTGATTTCTTCTTTGACTTGTTTCCACCAATCACGCCTATTACAATCGTGCGACCAGTATTCGTCCAATATCTCATCCACACAAATCAATGCACATTGGATTCCTTCGTTGCGTTGTTGTAACCCAACAACGGTGAATTTGTCCACCAGTTCTTTTGCTTTTTCCTTTGGATTGCTCATATCAATCATTTGGTGTTATTGGTATTGGTTGCCAGTACAAAACATTCAATCTTTCGTTGGTGTGATAACAATGCCATTGGCCATCGTAGTAAACGCCTACATAGGGCAATCCATTTGCATTGTAAACCAATACGGGTATTTCCTCAACGGGTAAAATTCTTTCGGGTGTTCTCCATGCTTTCATAATTCCAATAATTTCCAAACTGCTTGTTCGGGGGTTGATGCTATTTTTTGAAGTGCTTTTTTTACTTGGTTGTATTCATCGGGGGTGTATTCCAATGTGATTTTTTGGGTATCAATGGTTGGTTCTTCGTCTACCTCGTCAATAACCTTTGGCAATTCCAATCCCCAATCTTCCAAATCTTGTTGGTCGAAATCGTTGGCTAACATATCCCAATTCCATTCCCCAAAATTCGTATTATCCCGAATCAAAAATTCTTGTTGGCGTTCTGCACTCCAATCCACCTTTTGGCAAGGTACGGTTGGAAATCCAAGTTCCTTCATTGCCATGTATCTTTGGTTACCTCCCAAAATGATGTTTTCTTGGTTGATGATTAACGGGCGAACCATTGCCATTTCGGGAAATTCACGGATGGATTTCACCAACGCTTCAAACTTGCCATCCTTTATCAACCTGGGATTTGATGGGTTTGGTGTTATGTCGTTTATGTCGTACGCTTCAATCATTTGTTTATTTTTTATTTCTTACATCTTCGCCAAAAAGTTCATACAATTTACGGGTTTCGACCAGTATAGAACGATTTTCTTTTGATTTATGATACCAATTATGGCACTCCATACAAAGATTTATTAAATTTCGTTCATCGTGTAAATGTGGATGATTGGGCTTTTCACTGCGATAAACCACATGATGCATTTCAAACTGGTATGTTGATGTTGTTCCACATCGTTCACAAAAAATATACCCGTAATCATTTTTCATGCGTTCCCTCATTCCGTTTCGTACCCGTAAAAATAGTTTTTGCCCTTCTTCGTTTCTTTGTGTACTTCGTGCGTACATCCCATTTCTATATGCGGGATTATTTACACCTATTCTTTTTTCGGTTGATTCCGAACTCCATCTTCTTGATCTTTTGGATTTTTGATTTTCAACGCGACAATTGGCACTACAAAATTTATCTAATGAAGTATACGGATTAAATTCTACCTTGCACATTACACACACTTTTGTTTTGGGCTTTTTGCTTCGCAATTCTTGGTCGTTTCTCTTTTTGCATTTTAATGAACAACATTTATGCACACTGGTTTTTGGTACAAATTCAGTTTGGCAAATTTTACATTTCATACATCAAAGATACGCATAAGATGTTACACATCTACAACTTTTCTATGTCAACCGCCTGGCTTCCACACACTTCACACGGGATAAAATCGGTTGTATCATACCCAAAATAATTCAAATAAATTTTTGTATGTTTTTTCATTGTTTATTCCCTTTTCGTATAACCTAAACGCCACCGATTCCGATACCCCCATCCGTTCGCCAATTGCTCGGAATGTGTAATGGTAATCATCGCGTAAAATCATCACAGCGTATTGCTTTGCAGTTG